GAAGTAGGTAAGAGTGGATCTATTGCATGGGTTCTTGCTAACTACTTCTCACAAATTCCTAACACTCAGATTGATAATATCGAGTTTGATGGTACTAACGTTGTTAAAGTTTCGTTCAGAGATTTTAATAGTGGCACTGAACTTAAAGTTGGTGCTGACATTGGTATTACTTCTGCTTCACAGATTCGTCTGAAGAACTGGTATAACAATCCCAACTATAGTTTAGGTGATATGAACCTAACATGGGTTGTTTACAGTGGTCCTGGATATACATTCTCCCCAAATAATAACTATTGCCACTTCCAGATCATTGATCAGAAAGCAACTGATACTATTGCTTGGGAAGATTTCCTTGCAGGAAAAACTACTGGACAACCTAATCCAACTATTGAGTTCTCTAATGCTAACTTCAAAGAACTTGGAGTTATTGGTGCTGAGGCACTTAGAACAGAGACAGAAACAATTGGTGATTACAAGTTAGGTATTAACACTATTGCTCGTGCTCCACATGATGCTTATACGAAACAGTTCGTAGATGCCTCTACTGATCCTCGTGCAAACCTTGATGTTGTTGGTACTGCATTCATTAGTGGTCGCACCACTGGTGATTATCTACAACATACTAATTTTGCTGATCGTGACAAGACAGCAGTTGATAATGCACTATTAATTGGTGGTGACAGTTCTGCTCCTAATGATGAGGCAGTCCTACGTGTTGCTACTACAAATGGTGGTCGTGTTGGTATTAATGTTGATAACTCTCAATTAGATAGAGCTCTGGTTGTAGATGGTCTATCCAGATTTACTGATGATGCTCGCTTTGAGCATGATATTGAAGTCAATGGTGATGATGGTACAACTGCTGAGATTAGGACATCACAGACAACAGGCACATTTAATCTCGTAACTGATAGTACATTTGTTGGTACAGTAAATCTTGCTGGTGACACACAGTTCATTAATATTGGCAATGTTAGAACTCTCACTCAGACAGTTAACATTGGTGACAATGTAACTGGTGATCAGTTCGTCAACATTGGTAATACATCTGAGCATAGTAACATTGATCTTGGTGCAACACCAGACAATCGTCCTTCTGACGGTGCTGGAACAATTAGTAAAATTCAGATTGGTGGTGCATATGATAGTAGCGAATCTCTATCCTTTACTAGAGTCAAGACCAAATCCTTTAAGGTTGATGGTGACTTCCAGTTAGGTTCAAGAAGAACTATTACGGATACTGTAACACTATCTACTACTGCTGGTCAAGTTGATTTCTTCTCCAACTCTGGTTCTGCATCTACCATTAATTTTGGTCTAAATGCATCTGAGATTAACATTGCTGGTCAAGGTGGTGTAACAACAATCAATAACCAACTAGAAGTTATTGCTTCTGCTACATTCCAAGGTAACATCACAATGTGTGGTGGTGTTGCATCGTTCTCATTCGTAGGAAACAGAGGACAACTCGGATCTAGTCCTTTCGCACATGATGATGGCATCTTAAGTGATACATTATTTAATAAGAACATTGATATTCTCAACGTTCTAGTTGTAGGAACAACTGACGAAGGTTATAACCAAGTTGATACAGCTGGTTCTGGTCTTTGGGGTGGTTCTGCTTATCAGCAGGAAGTTACAAACATTGGTGGAACACCACTTGTTGAACCTCAAACTTTCCCAACACTAACTGGAGATGAGTTCTACTTACCAATTAAGAATCAACCAACTAAAAATGATGGTACTCCATATTTTGTAGAGAATGATTATATCATCATTAACAGTGCAATTACTGGTAGTGGACATCCTGAAATCGTTCAGGTTCTAGAACTAACCAGAACTGCTGTTGCTCCTTATTACCTCAAGGTTAAGCGTCAACCACTTGGTACATACACTGCAATTCTACAGAATCATGCTGATACTACACCTATCTACAAGGTTAACGTACAGTTTGATGCTACATGGACTGAGCTACCATTAGATGCTACTGGTCCTCAAGATAATGTATACCTTGCTGAATTTGGTGGATCATTAACGAATAACGATTACGTAATTGTTGATCGTGAAGATACTAACAGCGATGGCATCTTTAATCAAGGTGAAGTCATCAAGGTTGTTACTCCTCTAGTTGCTGAAGAACAGAAGTTTAAAATTTCTAGTGACTGTTCTGCAGGTGATGCAGGTGATGTGTTTGTTGTTAACTCTGTAACTGGTGACACTACAATCCTTGGTAATACTACAATCAACAATAGTTTAAAAATTAAAGGTGGTTGTGGTACGATTTCTAAGATTGCATTCACTGCAGCAAGTTTCTCTGGATCGTTTGTTCTAACTAATGTTACCGTAACATCTCCTGATAAGACAATTGCTGACATTCAAGTTGGTGATTACATCGCTATCATTACTAACGAAGCTTCTCTTGATGTTCTACCAGATACAAAAATTGTTGCTATTAATCCAGTATCTGGTGAAATCGTTACTGATCAAAACATCGTTGGTTTCTCTTCTGGTACTTTCACATTTGAAGCTAGAAGAAACGAGAAGTTTACTCTAACAAATGGAGAAGAAGTACCAGTATTCACTGTTGATACTTGCACTGGAACTACTCAGATTGGTAACCACTTCGGTAGAATTGATATTGAATATGCAACTGCTGGTAATACATCATCCACTACTGCTAATATTCCCACACTATTTGATAATGGAACAATCAAGAAAGCATATGGATTCTGGTATGATCCTCAAACAATCAATGCTGGTGGTCCTAGCACGACAGTTAGAGATACTGCAGCAGGTAGTGCAGGTTTAGTTCAGGTCCCTGTTCAAACCCTTGGTACTGGAACTGGTGCATTTGCAATTGACGATTTAGTATTCATTGGAACAACAACTGCAGCATCTACAGGTATTGGAGATTTCCAAATCTGTAAGATTACCGATGTTGTTACTGGCAATAATCCTACCATTGTTGTTGGTCCTGTTGGTGATGGGTTAGATACAAATCAACCAATTACTCCTGCTGATAACATCTTTGATGTAGGAAACGTTGTAAGAAGAGTTCTTAAGCACCCAGAACTTGCCAATATTGTTGATTGTCAAACCAGACAAAGAGTTAATACTGGTGCAACTAGTGATTACTGCTCTATCATCCTTGACAGAGGTTATATTGTACAGCAAAAACTAGATTATCTTGGTTGGATTGCTCTTGCTGATGCAGAGGGTGATGCAATGGTCTGGGCTGCTGTTAAGGGCAGAATGAGAGGAGTTGTTCATACTACTGTAATGAACGAACAGATTAAGGATGGTGCAATTGAATACAGATCTGGAGATCTAACAGTCGCTAGTGATGTTAAGATGATTGGTGGTAGTTTCGAGATCTTTGACTCTGTTAATAAGACAAGGTTATTTGGAGTAGTTAACGATGACGGTCACGCTGATCACCAAGGTCTGTTCTTCTGGGATGCAGGTGTTGTTGCAAGAGGTGACTTCTATCTCTTCAGTGCAACAGATCCTGAGAACGTAATTCAGAATCCTGACTCTACTGTACCATCATTCTTCGTTGATAACTTAGGTAACGTTGGTGCAGAGACGACATTCACAGTCGAAGGTGTTGCACAAGCAACTCCATCTACAACTGTTGAACAACTTTCTGTTAAGAATCTTGGTCCAAGTGGTGGTAAGAAGTTTGCTATTAAGCAAGATAACTCCATTGATTCCTTTGGATATACTAACTTCTACACCTCTTCTGGTGGTAGACACACGAGATATATTTCTTCTGCATCTACAGAAGAACAACTCAACCTGAAAGCCAACATTACTTACATGGTAAATACTACAGCAACCTCTACACTTGTAGTGAAACTTCCAACCTCCCCACAAACTGGAGATGTTGTTAGATTGATTGACGTTAGTGGTAATCTAAATTATAACACTTCTCTCGTGGTTAGAACAGAAGAATCTTCTAATGTTCCAATTCAAGGAGACAGCACAGGAACACTTCTCGGTGGTAGAATCACCCCATATCCTTCAGGAGAACTAGTTGTACAAACTGCTAATGCAGCATTTAGTTTGGTATACCTAGGAGCAACTGATAGTGATGGACAGGTTGGTATTCCTACTTCCGTACAAGGTTGGTGGTTAATGGAGGTCTGATCTAAACAAATGGCAAGTTACAACAGAATCAAATCAGTAAAAAATAACCCGATCGGGTCAATCTTACCATGGGGAGGGACATCTAGCAGCTCAGCGTTGCTAGAGTCCGCTATTCCAACTGGTTATCTTATTTGTAGTGGGCAAACTGTACGTGCCATTGATTATCCATTGTTAGCACAACTATTGGGTAATACTTATGGTCCTTATCAGGAACCTGGTGGTCCACCTGTAGGTATTCAGAATAATTTTCCTGAATATGATGACGATGATATCTTCACACTACCTAATCTAAACAACTGTTCAATGGTAGATTTAGAATCTTCTAGATTAGATCCTGGTGATAATGCTGTCGTTGGTCAATATATTACTGAAAATGGTAATGATGCTGCTCCGTTGACAAATGTTATTTCTTATATTGATGTAAACTTTCAAGTAGAACCAAACCAAACTTTGGCAGGAAAAATTACAGGTATTGATGTTCAAGATCCAGCGTATTTTACTACTGCTAGAACTATTCCAAGAAAACTTGGTATTGATCATACACCAGCTCATAGTCATGGTCAACCAGAAGAGGCAGATCAAAAATATCCATCTGCAGTTATTGGTGGTGGTTATGTTGGATTGTTTGAGGCAGGTAACTATGATACTCAGAGTGGACAATACACTACAGTTAGTGCCGAAGCTTCAAACCCATCAGAAGATCAAGCGGATAGATTTAATCCAGGAACTGCTAAAGTTACCTGGTATGATGAATCTGCATTTACTTTACCTGTAATGAACCAGTTTAGGGATTTTACAGCAGCACCTGCTTCTGTTCCTGCTATACCTGGAAACTCTAGAGTTGTAGCACAGTATGGTAATACAGTTGAGTATGATGATCCAAATACTTGTATTATTAATGTGCAAGCACCTGCAGTTTCTACACCATTCCCCCCTGCTGGTAGATATCAAGGATTTAAAAACTTTTATAGTAATGCAATCGTTCCTCCTTCTAGGGGTGGTAGTGCATTAAAACCATATCCAACCACACTAAATCATAACGCTGATAATTATAATTCTGAATCATTAGCATCTCATAATCATTTCACAATTGATATCACAATGACTAAAGCACAGATGCGTGTTCCTGGTACTATCCTCATAAATAATATGACGACGGGAACCATTGCACCTGTTAGTGTTGACAAGGCTTTGAGTGTGCAGATTAATCCCAATACTCCATCACTTACTACTATTGTGATCATGAGGGCATTCTAAATGGCAGTAATGTATAACAGGGAGAAATCCAAGGTAGGAACTACCACGGGAACAATTATTAACTGGTCTAGACAGTTAAGTTCAAATGATCCCGATGATCCATCAAATGCTGACAAATTACCACAGGGATATTTGAGATGTGATGGAGCAATTTATGCTGCTGAAATTTTTCCTGCTTTAGCAGAAGTTCTTGGTGTTGGTTCACTTTCTAGATTTAAGAAACCAAATCAAATACTATTAGACAATCAATTTCAACTACCCGATTACGGATCTAAAAAACTACGTGCATCATCTGGTTCAAACGCAGGAGATTATGTTGACCTGTTTATTCTAGATGATAACCAAAATGAAATCTCAAAATCAGGTGTTGGATTAGAAGTTGTTAGTAATATTGGTACATCGTATCAAATCCAATACACAGGATCATTTTTCTTACCATCTCAAACTATTGAAGTTACTGGAGAACCAGGATTTATTAGGAATACTGGTAATTATACTGAAAATAGTGACGTTCTACAAAATGCATTTGTTCCTCATGCTCACTTCCATGATGGAAATAGAACAAGAGTAGCATCTTCTACTGGTAATGAATTTGCTTCATTTGGTAGAAACTCTTACATTAGAAAATCTACTCTTTGTGTTTTAGAGTGGGCATATAATACAAGACAGGATTTATGTTACTACAATGCCACTAGACAGAGATTGTCTAGTGTTACGCAATCAGAAACTAACTCTGCTGGATGTAAAAGAGAATATTATGCTGGTTGTTTTACTGGATGTTTATTTACTTCTTCGTATGAATGTCTAATTCCAGAAGCTTATGTATGTGGTTTCCCAGTTTGGTCTGGTGATGGCGGTGGTTGTGGAGGAAGTTCAGGATCACAAGAAACAGCAACTTGCGGTAGTATTGAATATACTGGAACAGTTGCTGTAAAATGTTCCAGCACTGGATTCCCTGGATGTTCTGTTGGTGGATATCTTGCACAACCAAGAACTGGACCTGTAAATTTAGCAAGTAATTATGATGATGACAATTTACCATTTGACTCATTTAAAGATTCAACACAAGATGGATTTGCTGCAATCAATAACGTAACAAATCAAGTTGTTGCTGTTGGTAATGATGGTACACATAGACACTTTGTAAATTTTGAGGCACAACCGCATACATATCAAATAAACACAGTACCTACATTTATTCCTGCTGCAAATATTGTATCTACGATCTCTGTTCGTGTCAACGAAGAGAATAAAGCAGATCAATTCATTCAACCATATCTAATCCAAGAGTTTCTAATTAAGTATTAATGACTACCTCATATAGAAATAAATTCACTGCTTATAAGCAAGAAACCGATGGACAATATGCTCCTATTGGATCTATCACGCCATTTCTAGTAGATAGTTTTTCTACTGGTACAGTTTACGATGGCGGAGCTGGAACTGGAGGAGAAGATCCTGAGTATGGATATAAGCGTTATTTGTATTGTGACGGGAAAGAATTATTAGTTAGAGATTATCCTGAATTATATAATTGTATCGGCAATACCTATGGTGGTACTGCTGAAGTTAATCCTACACAACCATCAAATGCTGGTGGTATAGTTAAATTATATTATTTGAATGGTAAAGCATTTATCAATATCAATAGAGATCTTGGAATTCAAGGATCAGTAAAACTTCCATATCCATATGGATGTCAATTTAGATTTATTGATAATACAGGACAGGGTGGTAATGGATTGGGATCAATGCCAACACCACTATTTGAATATAATAAATTTTATAGAACAATAGTACCAACAGAAGATTTAACAGGTCAAATTCCTAATGATGGTAGTCAGTTTGCATATGAAATTCAATTTGCACAAGGAACTACAGTAAACTCATTTTCTACAGTAAACTTCACCTCTGGAACTCATCCAAATGTATTTTTCAGAAAATCATATAATTTAGGTGATTATCCACATCAGATTGGTACATTTAAACTTCCAGATTATAGAGATAGAATAATTGCAGGTCTTGGTGCAGTTGATAACTTAGGATCTCCAACTATTGAGAATGCATTAGTTAATAATGTTGGACAAACTGGTGGTAGATGGTACATTTCTAATACTGATCTTCTTGATGGTGGAGTATTCTTTACTGTAGGTGATGTTAGAACCACTGGATACAGTAATATTACTGCTGATATTCTTACATTCATGACAGGTTCTGTAGAATTTAGAATTGGACCTGTAGATGACTTTATTTTCTCTAGACCAGTAGAACACTTTCATTATATTTTATCTTCTGAACCAGATGAAGGATTTGAGGCAGAATTTGGATCCTCACCATCTGATCAGTATGCTGTAATGTATTCTAGATCTAGGTCTAATATCTTACCATTTGAACCAGATGGTTCTGGTGGATTAGCACTAGGTCACTCTCATGGATTGTCAAAAGATCCACTAAACAATCCTAGAATGGCAACTTATGGTAATGTGAAAGGAATTGGTGGTGAAGATCCTAATGTTCCTGCTGATATCAATTATGATGTCAATGATCCTACTATAGCAGGAACAGCATCTTTTTCTGGTGTTTCTCTTGAATTTTATGGTACTGGATCTGGTGAAATTGGTGGTTTTTCAGAACCAGCTGTTACAGATAAAGGTGATAAGTATCTAGCATTTGGATATAATAATTCAGGTTCATTTGGATCTTCATTGCAAACTAGTAGATCTGCTAGTTACACACTGGATTTCACTGGATATAATCAGTTTTATATCTTTGCTATTTGTGGTAATGATAGTAATGGAGGAGAACGTCCTAATAATGAGGGAGAAGGATTACAAGTATCTTTCTCGGATGGAACAACTGAAGAAATTATTCCATCAGGTAAAGATTTTAGAACACAAAATAATATTACCGAAGGAGGATTTGAACAGTATGATGCTGTATATGCTTATTGGACACAGAGTTTTGTAACTATTCCATCAGGTTTACAGACAGCAAATCAAACTGTTACTATCACTCAATCTTGTGCTAATGCTGCAGAGGGTGATGAATTACAATCTGGTAATGAAGGTAATGCTAACGCATTGGATATGTTTGGTATTCAAGCAATTGGATTACGTGGTGGTATTCCTTCAATTCCACCTGATCCTAATGGAACTTATCCTGTCACAGGATCACCAACAATTTCAGTTACTAGTGCTACTTATGATGCAGCGTTGGGTTATGTAATTCTTACCACAACATCTCCACATGGTTTTGATTCTGGTAGCACAATTGAAGTTCAGGGAGCAAATCAAGCTGAATACAACGGTGCATTTGAAGTTCTTCCAGATCAACTTAGTGCTACTGTTGTAACTTATACTCCTGCTACTCCTCCATCCTCTAGTCCCGCAATAGGATTAATGACAGTTAAACTTGCTGTCGGATCTTTTACAGAAGAAACAACAATACCAGATCCAAGAGCATATGTTGTTGATGCTGCTACCACTATTGCTGGTAAATTAGATACATTTGAAGATCCTGGAACAGGAACAACATTTAGTAATGATGAGATTAGTAGTCCTGGAACAATTAATACGTCTCCATATGTGCTTCAAGGAGGAGAAAATTTCTCTCAAATTGATATTTCTTTAGTTGCACCAGGTGGAGGTGGTGCTGATACTACTAGTAATGGTGGTGATGCTGGTTATGCATATGCCACATTTAATTGGAAAGGAACTAATCGAACCATCTATGCATATGGTGGAGATGGTGCAACAAAAGGTACTAGTGGTGGTGCTGGTGGTAGCGGTGGAACATTCTTAATACCTCAAGTATTAATTGATGATCCCGATTTTACATACAGTGCTACAAATGGATCTGCTGGACAAAATGGTGGTGGTACTGGAACTGACACTTCTAACATTTCTGGTGGTGGATCAAGTGGTAATAGTGGTAGTGGTGGAGATGGTAAATCCGAATCATCTACAAATACAATTAACGGAAGTTATACCACATATACCAATAGTGGAAGTTGGACTGCCCCCGCTCAATCTACAGGAGAAACTTCTAGAACTGTTACTGTACAAGCTGCAGGTGGTGGCGGTGGTGGTGGTAATGGCAATGGTAACTCTAATTGTAATAATAGTGCCAACGGTGGATCTGGTGGTGCTGGTGCATTAGTTACCGCTACTATGACACAAAGTCCATCTAGTTTAGGTTTTACTATTGGTAAGGGTGGTAAAGCAGGATTTAATAATGTTGATGGTAACATCAATGGTACTGGTAAGGAAGCAAGTCAGACAGGTGGTGGCGGTGGTGCTGCTTCTGGTGGTAATGGTGGTCAAGGCGCATGGGGTAATGGTGCAACTGCTGGATCTGCTGGTGGTGCTACTGGTGTTTTCTTCAACCAAGGTACTGCATTCTTAGGTGCAGGCGGTGGTGGTTCAGGTGGTGGTTCAGGTGGTGGTTTCAATGGTGGTGGTACTACTGATGGGTGTTACGCTGGTGGAAATCATAGAGCTGCAGCAACAAACTTACACACTGTAACCAGTGCAATGGACTTTGTTAATGGTTCTGATGGTACTGGTGGTGGTTGTACTGCTGGTGGTGGAGGCGGCGGCGGCGGTGCTGCTGGTCCTGCAGGTTCTGCTTCTGGTGGTGTTGGTGGTCAGGCAGGTGTTGGACATAATGGTAATGGTGGTGGTACTGGTGGTAAGAGAGGAGATTCTTGCGTCAGAACAACTTATGCTAATGCATCATGGAGCACTGCAGGAAATGGTGGTAGTCCTGGTTCAGGTGGTGGTAGTGGATATGTTAAAATTAAAGTTGATAGAACAATCTTAGTATATGGTTCACCTGGTGGTGGCGGTGGTCAAGGTGCAACTATTGTTTGTAGTTTGATTGATCAAAATGTTAGTATTACTGCTGGTTTACAAAGTAAAGGTGGTGGCGGTGGTGATGGCACAAATGGTGAGAATGGTAGTGTCATCGTAACTTATCGTGGATCTGAAGGTGGTGGTACTGTTATTGGTGATACCACTAATGCTGCTGGTAGATTTTATAATTGTAATGCTGCTGGATTCCCTGGTGGAGCATTCTACACAGCGAATATTTGGTTAGAATCTACTGCAGATGGTGATACCACAGCTAATGAAGTAACACCACAAAATCCTGGTTTAGGAACTAATTCATCTAATAAATTTGCTATGCCTTCAGGTACTGGTGCTCCAACATATGGAGGATTAGCAACTAAGTATATTGCATTTAATGGAGCAGGTACAAGACAATACATTTTGGGATCATTTGATTTACAAAACGTCAATAAGATTAGGTTTACATGTGTTAAAGGAACTAATCTTAATGGTGGTGCAGTTCCAGAAGAAGATCTTATTGCTTATTGGAAACCTGCAGCATCAAACACAACTAATGTATTAGATACTATTATTACAGCAGGTGATCTAGGTACAGGTTGGGTTGAAAAAGAAGTTATTCTTGCTGAGGGAACTGCTGTTAGAAATGCTACTAGTGTTGATTTAATCATCAGACAGACAAGAAATGCAGGACAAGATGATAATGCAGTAGCATCAGAAGATAACTATGGTATTTCTATGATAACATTCTTCTATGATGAAGTAACAACAAAAACTTTTGTTCCATCTGATGGCAATACTATCAGTGATGTTGATTTTCTAGATTATGATATTGGTGTTGTTCAAGCAGGATTAGCAGCTGAAGATGGAAACTTCTTAATGAGTTCTTCCACTCCAATCTCAACCACTGCATTAGTTGTTCCAGAAAACAATATTCCACTAATCACTAAATATCACAGAGTAAAATATTTGATCAAAGCATACTAAATTATGAATAATGAAAATTTCATATTTCCACCAGAACAAATGGTGGGTGAGTTTGATGACTTTATTGGTGTTTGGAAAAATTTCATCCCAAAGCAATTATGCAAAGAATTGATTGACAAGGTTGATGAGATTCAAAAAACATCTGCTCTAATTAATGACGGTGAAACTGGTAAAGAACAGTTTGCCAATGGTAGAATGGGAAGACATGACTATGCATGTGTTCTAAACCATTATGACGTACACTTATCCAACACTATCAATGATTATTTGAAGTGTTGCTTGAAAAGTTATTGCTTAGAGTATAATCAGTTGCTTAGTGTTAAACTGATGTCATATGCTGTAAAAGCACAGAAAACACCTCCTGGTGGTGGATATCATGAGTGGCATTATGAAAATGCATCATTCACTGCAGCTAGTCGTGAACTAGTATGGACAATGTATCTTAATACTATGCCAGAGGGTGAGGCAGAGACAGAGTTTTTATATCAAAGACGTAGAATTAAACCAGAAGGTGGCATGGTAGTTATTTGGCCAGCAGGTTTAACTCACGTACATAAAGGAAATACAGTATTTACTGAAGATAAATACATTTTGACAGGATGGGCCCATAAAGTACAATGACAGAATTTGCCAATACACAAACCGTCGCATTGTTTGTAAATGCCACTACTAGGCAAATACAGTGCGATGGACTAACAAAGAGTATCAGCGATGACTACTGGACAAAGGAGATCTCTCCTGTACTGTATCCTTTATGGGATTCAGATAGAGATAAATTAGAAAGTTTTATCTTCTATAAGGATGAAACTTCCAAGATGCTGAAGAATAAGTATCAGAGAGATCAGAAAACCAAGGCATACAAGTGGGTATCATATGAGTTTGATACATCAGAATTTACTGCCGCAGAGATCAAAGGTCTTTACAATACTCTGCATGATAAGTTCATCAACTATAGAGATATTGAAGATTATGATCTAGATGCCAAATTGAAGAGCATCTATGCAAAAGATAATATGGTCAACTGGAACAAACTCAAGATGATGAGAAAGTTCCTACTTATGGATTGTGATTGGACACAAGCAGCAGATTCTCCACTAACTGATGAAGTTAAAGCTCAGTGGGTCACATACAGACAGAAACTAAGAGATATTCCTAGTGATCAGAAAGGTGTCCCTGCAGTAGAAGTTGAATTCCCTATTACACCATCGAAGTATGCAACTCGTGTTGCTGATGGTGATACAGAAGAATATCTAGCAGATACTAAGCATCACTACTTCTATCTTAATCAAGCAGTATTGAAGAAGTACACTGATAGAATCCTTACATATCTGTCTATCTCCATTGCTGTTGATAATATTGATTCCCTACCTGTAAGTAGGATCTTCGATAGTAATACAGAGACCAACTTGGATAGCATCCTTGAACAAATTGCAGCAGGAGAATAATAATGGCACTAATTTCACTCAATCCACATAGTATCTACGATGTGTGTGCTCGTATCGCTAAGAATGAGAACAAATATGCAGTAGTTATCGACAATCATGCATATCATGCCCTATCTGATGATAAGAAAGCAATTGTAAAAGCATATTATGTGGATCAAGATCCAGATGATGTTGAAATTTGCAATTATATTATTCCAGAGGCAGAGATTGATGCTGTATTTGAAGCAAAAGATGTAATTTACTTCTTTAATAGTCAGCAAGTTGCTGTAGATAATTGTTTTGATTGGTTCCCACAACCACAGAACCTACCAGATGATGATCATCACATCAAAGCATATGTGATTACTCCTACTGGTACTATTCCATACATTAATAGTCAACCAATCGAACCACCAGCTGGTGGTTGACACCTTCATGGTGTCATGATATGATTTGGTCAATCGCAATTCACTATGAAAGTGCCAAGACCGTGTGATCTAACACACATGCAATTGCAGGCAATGCTTCGTGAGAATAGTATTCCTGAAAGTGAACTCCTATATTGTGGTGAACGTGAGTATACTACAGAGTATGCTGCTCATCCAGAGTATCATGGACAGTTAATGCACTGGTACATCATTGGTGGAGAGCACGAGGTGCCAGTGTGTGACATTGCATCAGTTGACCGTGTGGATGACCAATCATAAAGAGATTGTAAAGAAATCAAAATATCCCTTGCAATGCCTCGTCAAATGGCATAAAATAACGGAGTCAGATTAAAACACATGGACTGGAATGATGCCACCAAGCATGAAAAACGTAAAGATGCACTTGGACTTTTTTATGAAAGCGTGTTGAAACCAGACAGCAAACTTAGGAACTGTGCTCATAATCAAGAGTGCTTTAATGAGCTGATGGAGTGGCGTACAGAAATCATTTCATACTTAGATCAGCGAAGAAATGAGGAATTTAATGACTAGTGAAGAACGCCCCAATCTTACAAACGAAACCTATGTACACCAGGACGAATACGCCAAACAGCGTAAAGATCGCATGCAAGATGCTATCGACGATTACCTCCAAGATGAGAGAGTCACGTCTCGACGAATATATGAGGAGATGTTATCTTGCGTCGATGATGTGATACAATATCATCAGAAGCAACTAGATCGTGCCAATGATCTTAAACATCTTATGATGGGTCACCGCCTTATAGATGACATGGAAGATTTGTCTACTAAATGGTCATACGATAACATTCCACCACGTTACTGATTATGAGCGAAGAACAATTTAAAGAAGCACTCAACAACATGTTGATGATGCAAAACAACAATGATAGAAACTTTCAGATTCTACAAGCACAGATTGACAATCTACAGCGACAACTGAATGATCTTAATGATCTGAAGGAGATGTTCCGTCTCCCCAAACCAGAAAACAAAGATCGCAAACCATTTGATGAAGTTGACTGATTTTGAGTTGCTCCAACCTGTAGAGTGGAACGGTCTCACAGGTTACATATCATTTCTAGATGAATGCTACATTGGCATTTGTTACATCGACACTCCATTGCCTGAGTCAGCAAACTCACGATGGGGTCGTCACTATGCTACAATTCTCGTCTATCCCCCTTTTTGGCATGAAATACGCAGTCGTTTGGATGAAGTCCAAGAAAAACAGGAAGAGTCGCCAAGAAGCGATCTTCTACAATTTGGAAGATGCCGCTCAGTGGGAACAGCACATAAACAGAACGGTACACGCAAAAACTAACATCATCCCTATCTTTGGGGACAGTTGAGCTAGTGTCCACTATTGTGGCACAGCACCCCAAAACCATGTATATTAAGAGAGTCAAAGCAAGGCACCCCATGCAACTCACCACACTCGTCACCACCGTTGACTTCTTCCCTGAAGCATTCATCGCTGAAGAGTCTGGCACAATCGTCAAGCGTTTCCAGAAGCGCGTCACTTGGAATTCTAATGGTCTCAAGTCCTACAGCACTGTCACCATGCTCACAGCACGTAATGAGTGGGCAGAGCGCATCGCTAACGGTGCTGAGGTCACAGGTTACCACCTTGAGCAGATGCCACGCTCTGAGTACGCTCCAATGGCAGTAGGTTGATCTAATGAAGTTCACCCATTTTTTCCTAAGCGGCATTATTGCCTTTGTCACTATCACATGCTACCTGCTATTCTTAGCAGAGCGTGACAGTAAGATGATGAACTACTATGAATCAACCATCCAACGATCTGCCAACTGATTTCCCACATGACGCACCAACAGGATACAGATATCGAACCGTTGACTTTAAGTCAAACGTTATTAGTATCTGGTGTGACCATCTTAACCATTACAATTACAATAGTGGCGCTCCAGTTAGCACAATCTGGGGGTTTTACAACACAAAAAAACGATGCTATTTCTCCCCAATCAACCACAAACGTCCAGGTAAAGTTGTAGATGTAAGCACAACAACTGCTTATACTGCTATGCCATTACTGGACGATGGTCCCTCTGATGTCATGTAAGGTGCCTAGGAGGGTCTGTAACCCTCCTTAGTACATTATGACAATCAAATACACTGACGTGCCATTGACACCATCTCAGATCCGATTTATGTTGGATACAATGATGGGATGTCCAGCACGTTACACAAAACAATATTCTGCACATTATAATACTGATGCTGCAGAATTGTACAACCACCTTCTCTCTCAACTGAACAATGATCACTCAAGATGACCGCAACTTCGTCAATATGTTGTTTGACAAGATGATTACACACACTGACATGGAAGAAATGGACATGAGTGATGATGACACTGCAGGTATGATGGCACTAGAACTGAAAGCAGCAGAGCTTGAGGTGACAGTTGATGAACTGACCCAAATGCTCGGTCTGCCGTCCTAGAGACGCTATACTATATTCATCAGCAAGGGACACACCCCATGACCGTCACCATCGTCAAGCACTCCTTCTACAAGATCGAGATCGACACTGTTGATGCTCCCCAGCACCCCATCACGTACTTCCGCAAGTGTGGCAAGTGTACCACTGCTAAGGGCATGGATCGTCAGCACAACCGCATCGTGAACGAGACCGTTGAGGCATGGAGACAGTTTGAGGGTCAGATCCGTCGCTACACTGTCTCTCGTGTGCCAGCTGACGTAGTGGTCGGTGGCGAGATCCGCAACGCCTGATCACTGCTATACTAAGTTCATCAACACAACAGACATGACCACCACCACATTCGCTGATTACGCTGCATCTGCTGAAGCACGTAAGGACATTGAACAAGCAGTGCTCGCTCACACTCTATCATTGTGTGAGGCACTCCGCATGAACTTCATCAACGAGAGTATTCGCCGTCACAAGTTCTTCATGGCATCCGCAGGTGATGGCAAACAGTATCACATTGACTGTATTGCTAAACTTGAGAAGGGTATCAGTGAGTATAACTTTGTTGTTGACACTGGTCGTAAGTATCACAAGATCGTGATGGTAAACAATCAGCGTAGTGCTCACGCATATGTTGACAAGAAAACTGGTGAAGTGTACAAAGCAGCATCATTCAAATCACCTGCCAAAGGTGTACGCTTCGATCTCCGTATCATGAAGCAGCGTGAGTGGTTGCTTGAGAATGCTGACTGGGCAGGAGGTTATCTGTATCAGAGAGGTTGACAAGCAATCGAATACATAGTACACTGTATTCAAGTCCATTTACTTTTTCCTCAACCATGACTGCCCCTAATTTCTATATCGTTGCTGATGGCAACGCATATGCTATTGATGACGAAGGT